TTCTACAAGGCGGTGTTTACCGTTTTCTGTTACTAGATAATGTTCCTTCTCGTTCCTCCAAACAGCCCCTGGTACATCAATTTGTACATCAGTTGATAAATCATCTACAATAATTTGTTTACTGTCAGATGTAATATTTTGTGATTTGTTATATTGATAATTTGTTGTTAGGTTAGTGCCTTTCTTATAATAATATTGTCCTGTTATTTCAGCCGTGTTTTCATCAGAATCAACGTAATGATATTTTGTAGTTTCTAATAAATTCTCAAATATTATATTACCACCAAACGAATTGTCGCTATACGCAACCGGTAATCCTAACACAGAATCTACATATACATCAGACTCTTTGTATCCTATTATCTTTGAACCAGCAAAATCTGGAGTATTGTAGGTAGTATTATTTAATGCGATACCGTCTGTGTCATACAACATAAACAGTGGAGGTTGGTTTGTTGAGTCCTTTTCTAATCCTGTGATTAGTTCAAGATCTTTATCAAATTCAATAATAGGTCTTTTTGCCTGTCTATTGGTCGTTTGATATTGAATTGCCGTATCTGAAATATGATACCAATGATTATCAGTTGACCAAGATGTAGTTCCATCTTGTTCTATAAGAATATAATCTTTTTCAAAAACAACATCATTCTCATTGGTAGCCCCACCAGTTACCTCAGGCACCCAATAATAAGATGTATGATTTCTAAACTTATCAATATTGATTGGTGGTAGGAATGTCTTAGAATTCGACGCATAGGCTCCGGCATAATTAAAGCTATCGAATCTATTGTTTGTCTTTTTAACAATATCTTTAAACGTAATTAGATTTTCAATATTACCATCAGTGCCAGTTGACACTACCCCTGGCACAAGTTGTTGAGTATCGTTAGAAGTGTAAATATCCTTATCATTTCTATGCTTACCTTTAGTTGATCCAATGTATGCTGATATACTTTCTAACTCTCCTTTGTGGAGCAGCTGATCAAATGTACTATCGAGTAGCTTTTTGTTTAATGTAGTATTAAATACTGCAGGCAAAAAGGATGAACTTCTTACTTGTTTTGTTTGTTTACTTCCTACTCGTGTTTTACTTACTTCCGAGTTAGATTCGTTAGGTTTGTAGTTTTCAGGCATAATTTAATTATAAGTTATTATTTTGTATAAATCGTTTCTTGGTACATATCTTCAACAATATCAATATCATTAGCGTCTAAGTCTGATATAAATATTTCATCATCGTTCAATGATACTTGGAATAAATCTCCAAATATACTACCTGAACTTTGTGGTACAATTACAATACTTCCTACCATTCCAGGAAGTTGTGAATGTATATAACTGGCCATCTCAGTAAAGTAGAATGTTTCTCCGAAATCCCAATTGTCTAATAAAAAGAATTCTTGAACTGCTTCTACTATCTTAAATTTTAGCTCACTATCAGTAACGTTGCTATTCTTAATTTTAACTACTTTAACTTTTGCTTGTAGTTCTTCTTTAGCTTTAGGACCAAACAATGGCCTGTATATTACTGGCCGATAAATGATTTTATCACTCATTGCCTTTTTATCACTTACTTGGTTAAATTGTTGATTCAATTCACTGATAGTAGGTGGTAGTGGTTCTATTATTGTGCCTGTTGAATCAGCCATATAATTTCGATATTCACCATCGTAATCGGTTGTCAACATGAACACATCTATAATATTAGTAAAGCTTGGATCAATTAGTTCATTAGTATACGGCACATGTTCCCATTCAAATCTAAGATCAGATAACGCAGATGCGTATCCAAATATATCATCAAACATTTCTGGATTATCAGTGCGATTATCATTATTATAATCACCCAACACAACTATCACTTTATGATCAATAGTTGTACCTGTTTGGTCTAGTGGATGTCCATATACAAATAAAGTTTGGCTAGTGTCTCCGGTTAGTATGTCAATAGTATCTCGTTTCTTTTTGTTAGTATCCTCATCCAATCTATATTCATTAGTAATATTTGAGAAGAATGTTTTATCACTTCCAAATTCATACCTGATTGTGCGATAGTAAACTGTATGTCCATCTGTAGATGTATCATACTCAACATATATCATCCAATCTAAATTTGTAAGAGGGTCAGGATAATTATTTGTATCTTCTGGATTAGTGTCAACATCATAATTTATACTCCATGCTGCTGAATCTTTATCGTATGTTAAATTAAACGTTTGTTTTAGATTTAATGCCGCTACCAAATCTGATACTGTGGTAGATGTAAACTGTCTAGGAAATGGTGGATATATTGCTACTACTGTAGAATCTGCCGGTATGTCTCGATCTATCGATACTGCGCCGTGGCCTGTTGGTGTACATCCAGTCGGATCACCGAGGGAATCATCAATACCAAGGCCATCTTTATATATTTTACCAACACTTGCCCAATAAATGTCACCGTTGTTATTGAATTTAATAAATGATCCGACACGTATATTGGATAATATCGATGTTTCAATACCAGTTGCAATTACTTCATTGTCAATATTAAAAAATGCTCCAGTACTAATTAGCTCAACCGAATTGGCGACAATACAGCTATCCCTCCATCTAATCTCTTCTGATATTGGTGTTGGTACTGTGGTACTATAATAGAAGTTTAAAACTTCACTATCAGATAATATAGGTGAGATGTATTTTCTTATCAATTTGGATGGATTCATTTTTGATACAAATGATTTTTTAACTCGTTTCTCTTTTGATAATGTGCCATCACGTCCAAATAATTGAAGATTTGAATATGTTCCAGTCGGATCATTAAATTTATTATATCGACTATGTCCACTATGTGTTCTATTGACACTTTTGATCTTTAATACGTTACTACTCTTTGTTGCTAAAAATACATTATAGTCTTTAGCAGTAATCATTCTATCCTGTGTAGCATATACAAGTGGAGCATTTTTCTTAATTTCAAGTAAACTTTCGCTACTACTGCTGTTAATTATACTTTCACGTAGCTGTACTTTTAGAGTCGCAGTATATACATTATTATCTCTACCAATATAATCAATAGTTACGGTAGTCGTCCCTATGTCTGACGGACGTAAATTGTATGAGCCATTTAAGCTGGTCCTGAACCATACTCGTATATTTCCACTAGGCAAGTTACCAAATTCACCATCAGGAAATACAATACTAATGCTGTTATTTTTTAATGTTTGTATAGCATAGATATCACGTAGCCCTTTGCCTAGTGTGTTATACACCGCACTGCTTCCAGTTGTGGATGCGGCTGGAGTCCATGTTTTCAATATGCTTCCTTGATTATCTACTGTTTGTACCCAAACGTCAGTGTTATTAATGTTTATACTAGGTATATCAAGAGACATACTGTCTTTTGGATTAGTAACTACAAAGTCTTTATATTGTAATGTTCCTTGTTTTACTCCAACAAAAAATCCAGTACCATTGCTCGTGACGCCAGCACCATCATTGGCATATACTAAGGAAAACTGACTCTCTGGATTTGGTATCTTTTCAATTATTGAATTATTGTCTGAATCGTAATCGACGTTTAGGATTTCAAATGATTCAGACTGTCCAAGCACCATGCCTGAGATACCGATAGTATTTTGTCCAGATACATTATTCATATTATAGAATTGGACTGTTGATCCATTTATAATATTTTGCTTGTGTGGACTACCGAACTGTGTCAATCTAGACAATGTAGCATTTATTACGCTAATAAAATTATCTATGTTTCCACTATTAGTTGTATCTTCAAATAAAATTTCTTGGCCTGCTAAACTTAATCCATCATTTCCGATTATAGATTCGTTTGTTCTAATTGATATTATCTTTAACTTGCCCTCAGATGTAGTATTTCTTCGTGGTTTATATCCTAGGAATTCAGAAAGTTTATGTATCGCATCTTGTCGTACTGCAGTACTTAAAAAGTTGTTCCTGCTATTAAGTTCTATGCGATAAGCAAGGTTGTGACCAAACATTGCTATGACATCTAACAGTGCCACGAACTCGGAACTTTCAACCCAATCGTTATAATCTTCTGGATAATTATTACTAATGTATGCTACCATAGACGCTCGTATAGTGTCATAGTCGTATGATTTCATGTCAGCATGTGTGTAACTCTCATAAACAACATCATAGCTTTCGGCTGAGAATAGTTTATTTTGTCTTATAAGTTGTGGCATAATATATTTTATTTTATGTTAGTTAAAATTCTTCACGATTAAATTTTAGTATTAAATCAGTAGGTGTGGTTGTTGGCAAATATACAAGACGTATACTTACAACAACTTCGTGACCATCTTTATCTACATCTAAAGCGTTATCGTCTAGTCTAAATCTAGGATCATAATTGACAACCGATAATACGTCTTCATCTATTAACGATATTGTTGCGGCATCAAGTGGTTGAAATACATAATATGGCAAGTTACTTCCAAATTCTGGATTTGTCCATTTTTCACCCTTACGTATTCCAAAATGATTTTTTAGATCCTGTTTGGCAAGATCTAAATCACTTAAAACCTGTTGTTTTCCATTTTCTCCGGAGCTGTATCCGACAATTCGATTATTCATACTGATATTTATGCTTGGAATAAACTGAGTATTTAATTCCTGAAGATTTTACTAATTACTATTTGTTTTTT